GTGCCGTCAATCGTGTAGCCAAAATGTATGCCAAAAGTTTGAGGATAGAATTAGCGCTTATCGAGGATGCACTTATTGCCGAGCGCAAAATAAATGTTATTCGAAGCCACAAGATAGTTGCGTAGAGTGCGGACCTCATGAAAGCACGTGGCGATGTGAGGAGAATTATGGTTCGCAGACTCGCCAAGGAGAATATGTTGCGCCAATACCTCCTGAGAGAAATTTTTGTCGTTTGGTTTAAGAATATTTGTTATATATCAGTTATATATGACAACTTTACAAACAGGGTATGTGGAAGCACACTGTCAAGGATTAACAGTTCGATGGTTGATAACGGGTAATCAGCCAATTGGTGATATTTTTGATGGTAGTATTGGTCGTCTTCATCGAGATTGGGTAGAGATAGATATGATTTATTGGTCTAATAATGGTATTCGTGTAGAATGGAATACTTCAAATTCGTGGAGAATTCCGGTAAATCGATTATGGGATATACATACACATCAATTGAATTTGTTTTTTACGATTCGACAGGCTTCTTTACCGATATTAGCGATATCGTGGGAACAAATCCAACGAAATTGGATAGAAACACGAGATAACCATTGGTCTGCGACGATGAGTCCAGTTCATACGACAGGAAGAATTGGACCGGGAATTTTTGGTGCGAATGGAAGGTTAAGGGGGAGGGGACGTCGAGATATTGCGGGTTCTCCGTTGAGAAACGTTTTACGGATACATCAGGATACGAATCCGGAGGTAAATCCTTTTGAGGGTTTATTGAATCATTTAAGACCATTTATCAATACGGAGAGGACGGGAACGGCGGAGTTAATCATTAATTTAATCCAAAATGATGAAGAACCACAGATATTAAGTATGGATCAGTTGAATGAGATAGCGCCAAGAATAAATTATGAGACGCCGGAGGAACAGACAGAGACACCGGTATGTCCGATTACACAAACGGAGATTATACAGGGGACAGAAGTCCGTCGTTTGCCGTGCGGACATTTATTTACAGCGCCATCAATTGAGGAGTGGATAACACGAAGAAATCGTCAATGCCCTGTTTGTCGTCAAAATGTTGAATCTCCGCAACATACAGATTCCGATTAGAGTTTAAGAAAACTTTTATGTATGAGATATTATATATGGAAGATGGAATTTCCAACTATCAATTTCTGTGCGATACACGAGCAATGTCAGAAGTGGCGAGAGGAGTCTTGGAGACTCGAAGGATTAAGTCTAATTGGGAAACTTACAGAGGAGAGTTCTCAGCAAATATCGAAGGCGGTATTAGCAAAAAGCAGTTTTTCGGTGAATAGTTTTCAGTCAAAACTACATCAATTTCAATATGAGCGAGATAAGAAAGTAGCGAAGCCTTTGATATCATCAAGCGATGATGGAGTGAAGAAAAAAGTAGATGAATATTTATCATATGAATCAAAAATGGAGGATTTGGTTAAATTGAGTGAGAGTGTGAAGATTCCGGAGAAGAAAAAGATTCTACGACAAGATTAGAGTAGAATGAATAAAAATATTATCATAATTTCTGCTATCATAATCATATTTATTTTATATTATTATTTTCAATATAGAGAGCGATTTATGAGTCAGTGGATATTGGGTGGGGTAAAACGGATTGGAAATCCAATTTATCCTGATACAGAGCCGACTGTTCCGGTTCGAGATCCGTGGCGAAATGAGACACAGGCTTACGAGGATGCTTTTTGGAAATGGGTAAAGACACAACGAGAGCAGGTCAAAGAGCGTCGTAAGTTAAGGACAGCACCAAATGGTCTTGCGTGGGCGCAACCATTACGTTATCCACATGGAACATTAGATAGAACATTTCGAGAGGATGTTGATAAAATAGCGACAATGTATTGGAATGAGGCGACACGAGACAGTGGTGCGAAGCCAGGAGAGAGTGTGCAGAATGATGTGGAGTGGTCTCCTTATTTGCGTTCTTTTGATTGGTTGAGAACGGAAAGTGTATGGTTGGCTGATACGATGCCTGTTTCATCGTGGAAGTGTTATGGTATTGAGGGATTTGTGCAGGATCGAATTCATTTTATTTCTTATCGTATGTGGATGGTTGTGTGGGTGCGATGGGATCAGGATTTGAGTGGAGAGCCGGAGACGAATATTCCGGGAACATATTACATTGGATATCCGACACCATTACAAGCACAACGTAGAATTAATTTACCATTACCGACGGAGGTGATACCGACGGGTAATGAGGTATTGGTGGCGAAACCGCCCGTGGATGCGATACCATTAGAGATTCGCTTATGGGGTATTTGGGTATTAGATTCGAGTTTAACGGTTGATACACAGCCACTTTATACGTTGAACGGAGAGCCACCGAAGATAGATTATCCGTGGCCCAGTCCAGGTTGGGCGGATTCGAGTTTGGAGTCATCAACACCTCCACGTAAAGTATTAAAAGAATCGACACCTTGGGTAGAGCCAGCAGTTATTTCGAACCAATGGATTGTGCCGAAAGGAATACCGAAAGATGAGCGGGCATTTCCTTGTGGTAAAATACCGAGTTGGACGTGGGACGATTGGGGAGTTTCACCGCCAGTTGCGCCAAAGGAGTTAAATTGTCCGTGGCAAACGTATGCTTTACGTCCAATCCCTTTACGTCCCGCAGATACACCAACCAAAGCGGCATTGCCCCGAGATATGGGTCAGTATTCGTGGTTATTCGATCCGGCGAATTTAATCGGTCAGACTCCACACGGACAGGGTTATGTTTAAACCATTTCCATATACTGATTATCATTTTATATTTGATAGAGATAAAATAAGTTTTTTTAATGCGCTTGCGTTAAAAAATTGATTTCAATAAGAATTTAGGTAGTAGATAGTAATGGATTTTTTTGGGCGAGATTTGATGAGTGAGGCGATTTTAAAGGCGAATCCTTGGATAGAAGGAACAGAGAATGAGAAAAAGATTCGTGTAAATGTTTTAAATGAGAAGATTACGGATTTACATATTATTAATTTTTTGAATTCGTGGGATATGAAGGGGATGAAAATTTGGGAAAATAATTTTAATATGATGGATCATTTTGTTGAATGGAGAGGGGAAGTAGATAGTTGGTTGCCAAAATTAGGATTACAGAATACGGTTGATTTTGGTTGGTTTTGGGAGGAATGTAAGCGAGTTTGGACGGCACAACATCGAGAGGTGTGTCAAGAATTAGAAATGACAGAACAGGTGGAGAGATTAAAAAATCTTCCACAGCCTGCGCAAAGATCGGCTGAATGGTATTCTATGAGAGAGTCAATGATTACAGCAAGTGATTGGGCGACTTGTTTGGGAATGGATCCTTATAAGACGATGAAAGAGTTTTTGGATAAGAAGAGTGGGAAAGAGAAGCCATTTTTGGGAAATATGACAACGGAATGGGGTGTTAAATATGAACCAGTGGCAAATGCGATTTATCAGCATCGAATGGGTGAAGAAATTATTGAGTTTGGTTTAATTCCTCATCCAGTTTATTCATTTATTGGAGCAAGCCCAGATGGAATTACAGCCAAAGGAAGAATGGTTGAAATTAAGTGTCCGCCAGGTCGAGCCATTACCGGAGTTATTCCACGATATTATTGGGCGCAAGTGCAAGGACAATTAGAGATTTGTGATTTAGAGCGTTGTGATTTTTTGGAATGTAAGTTGGAAGAATTTGATGAAACACAGGTTGATGTATGGAATCAAATTCGATATGAAAGTAATCCTTATTCAAAAGGTTTATCAAATCATTGGGAATATGGAGTTTTACCGAAATCGAAGACGGGAGCGATGGAAAAAGGCGCAACATTAACTTTTCGTATTCCAAACCAAGAAAAGGTGAAATATATGTATGGACCTTTAAATGGAACTGTTGAAGAGATGGAAGAATGGAAGAATCAAGTGATACAAGAGAATCCATCATGGGAATTAGTTTATTTTTCTTATTGGGCTTTGCTTCAAGTTAGTTGTGTTCCAATTTATAGAGATAGACAATGGTTTCATGAAGTTGCTCTTCCTCGTTTAGCCACAGCGTGGAATGGTGTTCGTTATTGGAGAACAAAAACGACCCATTTAGAAGAAACGGGTCCTTTTGTAAAAACAGTTGCTTTACAACAAACAACGATAGAACCAAAGAAAAAAGTTCAAAATCAATATAGTTTAGATGATTTTGCTTAATGATGAACTTCTAAGGCTTTTTCGGCGGTTGGAATATCATAGGGATAAAATACTTCTCCATCACGATAGGGTTGAGAGGTTTGTCGTAGGAAGAGTTCTAAGTTTTGTTGGTCGTTCATTTGATTAAAAATGGCTTGTTGAACGGGATCCCAATATGCTTGTTTCGACACAGGTTTTTCTTTGACGATATAACGTTTATATTGTGAAACATAGAATATGATAAAACCAAGTGTAATCATAATACCGATAATGCGATATTTTTTATTTTTAAGTTGAAAGACAACAACATTTAGTAAAATGATAATAATAAAAATGAGAATCAATAAATACATTTTACTTCTACTTATGCGTGAGATTTTGTATAAAATCTTTTGCGATTTGTTGAAATTCTTTTTTCTCTGTATCTGTTTTTCGTTCCCAGAATTTCTTTTGAATCGGTCCAAATCGACCCATTGCTTTCATCGCATCTGGATTTGTTCCTATCATATTCCAATATAGAGAATCCCATACTTTACGCCAGTTTTCCGGTTCTTTTACTTCTTTATAATCACTTTCACGAATTTGTTCGTAATTTGAACTACTAATATAAACTTTTGATGTTGTGAGTCCTCCATCAGCATAGAGTCCCATCGAATAGACATTTCCAATCATAACCCAATCCCAACTATCAACGGAAAATTCCATAAACCATCGATAGACATCATCTGGATGAATTGTGGCAAGATTCATTAGATTGCTGACTACCATTAAACGAAGAATATGATGAAGATATCCGTAATGGAATGCCATATGAATAGCATCATCAAGGGGTGGTATTTGAGTTTGACCGAGATACCAAGCATCGGTAAGACGTCGTTGATGATGGAAGTAATTCATAGAGCGTATTTGATTGCCGAGTTTATAGTAAATGAGACGTTGAAATTCACGCCAACCGAGAATTTGGCGGATAAATCCTTCTTGTGCGGGGAGAGGTGCTTTGGCGGAGAGAGCCATTTGAATGGCAGACATTGGTTCAAGAAGACCAATATTGAGGGAAGAGGAAATGGCAGAGTGAAAGAGGAAGGGATAATCAGTTCTTTTGGTGATACCATCTTGAAATTCGCCAAAGAGTTGAAATCTTTTTTTAAGAAAAGATTTGAACCATTTGAGGGCGTCTTTGGGTGTAATGGGACACCAAAAATCTTCTAAGTTTCCTTGAAAATATGGACTTGTAAAAGATGACATGGTTTGAACCCATTCAATGGCTTTTTTAATATGCTTACGAGCATCCGGTGAATGAGAAATAGGAATTTTAGGAAGAGGGTAGTTGGGGGGAAGAGGTTGTCTATTTTCGGTATCATAGGTCCATTTACCACCAGTTGGTTTATTATTTTTGACAAGAATTTGAAATAGTTTGCGATTTTCAATATAAAATGGAGTTTGTTGAAGACGTTTCTTGGTGGGGTAATTTTGAATGTAATCGTAATCTAAAATAAAAAGGGGTGAAGTAATCCAACTAATTGTGCTATTTGATTTTTTAGCGAGTTGTTCCAGTTGTTTGGTAAAGTCAAGGTCAGTATGTTCGAAAAGAATCCATTCGGCATTTTGAGGGAGATGATAATCGGTTTTTTCTTGAAAAGGGATAAAGGTGTGCTTTTTAGGGAATGATTTCTCACAATAATAAGAGCCGGCGGCACGAAGAAGAATCCATTTAAAAGGGTGAAATTTCATTTTACCTCCACTGGTATTGGGACGAATGCCGAAAAGATAAGGATGTTCGATAAAAATATATTGGTCTGCTTCTGGGATATTTTTAGGATAACAACATTGAGGTGTATTGATAAAGACTTTCATCTTTTATTTAAGACGATAAAAATATTTAAGAATATGAAGATACAAGTTAAAGAGCGTCCATTTTGGATAGAGACGTGGTTAGATATTCGTCGGGGAACGGATTATGGTAATCAAAATAAACTACATGGATGTTTAATCATTAAGACGAGTTTTCAAGTAAATAAAGCACCATCGATATTATCTTACGGACAGAATGCGGAGCGACCGAGTCCATTTATTCGAACAGAGCGAATATCGATGCATGCAGAGATGAATGCGATTTATCGATTACCGAGAAATCGAGGCAAACCGATATTAGTAGATATGGTTGTTTTTCGAGTCAATCGTCATAACGATTTAAAGGAAAGTTTGCCGTGTAGTTTATGTATGGAATGTATTGAGAATACATTACAGAGGACGGGTTATTTATGTAGAAAGGTTTGGTTTTCAACAGGAATGGGAGTATTTATCGGGCGACGTTTTAGTGATTTGTATGGGGAGTTTTTGGAGAGCCAGCGATGTGGGAAAGGATGGGGACCGAAGCGGGATGAGAGTCGAAGGAAAAATTGAATTGATGGTTGATTACACAGAAAGAGATAAAATGGAAGAGTTAGATTTATATTTTAAACCATTATGGCAGACTTATTTGATACTCCGTAATAGTTTAAAGACACGAGAGGAGTTAATAGTATTGGAAATGGAGGTTCATCGTGTGTGGTGGAGAGAGTGTGGTTCAAAGGTTCGTGAGTTAGTGAGTAGTCGTCATCCAGATTATGTATTATTCTGTAAGACATTTCAAAATAGTTTTTTAAAGTTTTTGGTAGAATTATATGGAGAGCGTGGTAAGATGTATGAGGTGCGTGAGCCATTACGAGAACATTGGAAGAATTATGTTTATACAGATATTTTGATGTTAGATTGTGAAGAGAAAGTGATATTAAATACGAGAATAGAGGGTATCGCATTTCATCGTTGTGATTTAATGAGAGAAGATGAGATGAGAGTTTTATTTCAGGAGTTAGAGTTTGTGTGGTGTGGAAAGTTATTTGTTAGCCCGCATGTAGAATGGTTAGATGAAAAAAATTGAATTATGATTTTCATTGTATCAATAAGTTTATTATGGATACATTTTATTGGGGAGAGTATGAGTTGGATGTAGAACAACGTTTGATATTACAGCATGTGATATCAGGGAAGAGTGTATTTGTGACGGGTGCTGCTGGCACAGGTAAGAGTATTTTATTACGACATATTATTCATATATTACAGATAGCATATCCAGAGCAGTATGAAGTAGCAGTGACAGCACCAACTGGAATTGCGTCATTTCCGTTGGGTGGTTATACTTTACATAGTTGGGCGGGATTAGAGCCGAATAGTGTAAATTATCCGGTGAGTGATTTGGTTCGAGGGATACGGAATCGTCGTCATTTGGTTCAACATTGGAAGATGGTAAAGGTATTAATCATTGATGAAATTAGTTTAGTAAATATGAGTTTATTTGAGAAATTAGATGGGATTGGGAAGGCGATTCGTCGTAATGAGTTGCCATTTGGGGGGATACAGGTAGTTGCTTGTGGAGATTTCTTACAATTACCGCCAGTGGCGGAGACAAGTGTAGAAAAGAATGGAAGTCGTTTTTGTTTTTCAAGTAAAGTGTGGGAGGATTTATTTGGTGAAAATATATATTGTTTGCAGAAAGTTCATCGAAGCCTTGATCCAGAATGGACGCAAGTTTTAGAGGAATTACGATGTGCGAAATTATCTCCGGAAAGTAGAGTTTTATTGAAATCTCGTGTTCGCCCTTTGAATTCAAATGAATTACGTGGAATTCGTTTATATCCACGTCGCCGCCAAGTAGATGAGTTCAATGCTTTACGTTTGAGTGAGTTAGACGGGAGAGAGTTTATTTGGAATGGGACGGAAATAGGGGAGGATTATGACCGTGAGATTTTGGAGCGTTGTTGTTTAGCGCCTCGTCGTTTGATGTTAAAGGTGGGTTCTCCTGTTTTATTGTTAAAGAACTTAGATCAGAAACGAGGTTTAATTAATGGACGACAGGGTATTGTGATAGGTGTTGATGGAGTTGGCGAGGGAGAGCAGACTGTTCCAGGACATCAGTATTCACCGGTTGTTCGTTTTGGGGAAATTGTATTAACATTAGAACCGGCGGAATGGAATTACAAGAACGGATATCAAGTGAAGGCAACCCGTAGTCAATTTCCTTTATTATTGGCTGATAGTATTTCAACACATAAAGCACAGGGAATGACATTAGATGAGGCAGTGGTAGATTTGAGAGGGATTTTTGAGGACGGTCAGGCTTATGTTGGTTTAAGTCGTGTTCGTTCATTGGCAGGTTTAACATGTTTAGGAGTGATACCTTTTCAGGTGATACGAGCGGATAAGTATGCGGTAGATTACTGGGAACGTATTCGAGGGAGAGTTCCAAATGAGTTAATATTTGATGAGGATTTACCGAAGAAATTGTGGGTAGGTTGGTGGGGATTATGGGAGGGAAGAGAGGCGATTGTATTGAAGCCATTTGAGAATGTGTGGAGAGTGTGGGTGGTAGGGACGGGAGAGGTGATATGTGGTGAATTAACGACGGATGAGATATTGAATTGGTATCGCAAAACGGGAGAGAAGAAGAAACAGACAGATTTGCGTATTTGGTATAAAACAAAAGTATAAATGAATAGTAAAAATGTTTTGTTATCATTGTTGGCGCCATATATATGGCGCCAAGAGTAAGCGAACAATTTATCGTAATAATAACACAATATTTTGTTGTAAGTATTGTTTTGAGAGATATTTGTTTGAGTTATGGGTTGATAAGTCTTTATTTCGAAATATGCGATTTACAATGGGGAATGGTGCGAAATATCGTTGTGATGATTGTGAAGTGAAGTTTGGTTATGTGAAGGAGTTTTGGTTTAAGAATAAAAAATCTAAAAAGGATAATAGCCCAGATGAGTAATCTGTATGTTGTAAAGCGCAATGGTTCGCATCAGCCAATATCTTTTGACAAGATTTTACATAGAATTAATGCGTTATGTGGGGGGTTAGATGTGGATGCTGCGTATGTATCGCAACAGGTGGTAAGTCAGATTTATCCGGGAGTAAAGACGACTGATTTAGACGAGTTTAGTGCGCAGATTTGTGCGCATTTACAGACGGAGCATCCTGATTACGGCACTTTGGCGGTTCGTATTGTGGTAAGTAATAATCATAAGGAGACACCGAAACGTTTTAGTGAAGCGATGGGAATGGCTTATGAGAATTATGAGAATTATGAGAAGGATGGACGTCATAATCCGTTGATTCACCCGGAGGTGTGGAGAGTCATTCGAGAGAATGAGGCGGAGATAAATGGTTGGGTAAATCAGGAGGCAGATTTTGATTATGATTATTTTGGATTCCAGACTTTGCTTCGTTCTTATTTGTTAAAGGTGAATGGGAAGGTGATTGAGCGTCCGCAATATATGTTATTAAGAGTGAGTTTGGGATTATGGTTTGATAATTTGAGAATGGCGAGAGATAGTTATGAGAAGTTATCGGGATTATATTTTACACATGCGACGCCGACATTATTCCATGCGGGTTCATTACGTCCTCAGTTGTTATCATGTTATTTATTGGGGACAGAAGATAGTATTGATGGTATTTATAAGACAATTACGGATTGTGCGAAGATTAGTAAGTGGGCGGGTGGGATAGGTATTCACACGAGTGAGATTCGAGGGAAGGGTTCAAAGATAAAGGGGACACAGGGTATTACGAGTGGAATTATCCCGATGTTGCGAGTTTATAATGAGACAGCGAGATATGTGAATCAATGTTTTAGTGGTGATACGAAGATAATAACGCCACGTGGTTATCGAGAGATAGAGAAAATTGTGGAGGGAGATTTGGTATGGACGGGAAATGGGACGTGGGAGCCGGTGATGAGTGTGATGCGTCGAGGAGTTGAGGACAAAGATGATATTTATGAGTTAAGAACACAATTGACGTTAAAGCCAGTAAATGTGACGGGAGAGCATGAGGTATTGGTATTACGAACGAATGGAGCGAGAGGTTCTGTTTATGCGATGCGAGGTTTGGTAAAGAAGCGTAAAGTGAAACCGAAGATGTTAAAAGTGAGTGAATTAACGAAGGATGATTTTTTGGGATTTCCGGCGGAAGAGCCAGGAGATGTAATCGATGAGAGTAAAATGGATAGTCGAATGATATATGAGGGAATGGTTTATTGGAAAGCACAGGAGATGGGTGATGATTATGTGTTAAATATGAATCATTTACGAGGCAAGGAATGGTTATTGCGATATTTAACGGAGCGAGGTTGTATGGTAGAGCAGGAGAGATTAGATGAGAGTTGGGTGCGTTTAAAGTGGCGTCGAGATGGCTTTATGGTAAATTTGGATAGAGAGTGGAATGAGTATAGTCGTTATAGTTTTTTGAGGGGAATATTGATGATATCGGGAACGAATATGGCGACAACGACAGATATGGAGAAATTAGAGTTGATGCGTTATATGTTGCGAATGGTTCATTTTGGTTGTCTAATAAATGAGAGAGAGGGTTTATATAGTTTGGTGATACCGAAGAGTCGTCGTTCGGGAGATTTATTGGGAGAGAAATTTTATAAGACAGGGAACAAACATTATTTTTACCATATGGGATATCAATGGACGCCCATTCGAGATGTGAAGAAGACGGAGAAGAGACCGACAGAGGTTTATGATTTAAATGTGAGAGACGAGCATACTTATGTGGTGGGAGAGTTGGGTGTCGTTCATAATAGTGGTCGTCGCAATGGTTCAATCGCAATTTATTTAGAGCCACATCATCCGGATATATTAGAATTTTTGGAATTGAGAAAGAACCACGGAGCGGAGGAGGAGCGTTGTCGAGATTTATTTACGGCATTATGGGTGAGTGATACATTTTTGGAGCGAGTGGAGTATGCGCAGAAGCATTTAGAGGAGGAGGTATGGTGGCCCTTATTAGATCCTTGTGAAAACCCAGATTTACAGGATTTGGTCGGTAATGCGTATCGAGAGCGTATTATGGGTGCGTTAGAGAGTGGTAATTACGTGAAGAAGGTATTAGTTTTATCAATATGGAAGAAGATGTTAGCAAGCCAGATAGAGACGGGAACTCCATATGTGACGAATAAGGATGCGGTTAATTCGAAGTCAAACCACGAGAACATTGGTGTGATTCGTTCGAGTAATTTATGTAATGAGATTGTGGAGTATAGCGATGTGAAAGAGTATGCGTGTTGTTGTTTAGCGAGTATTAATTTGTCGAAGTTTTATGAGAATGGGGAAGTCCAGTTAAATAAACTGGTGGAGGTATGTGGATTGATTGTGAGAAATTTGAATCGAGTGATTGATTTGAATTTTTATCCAGTTCCGGAGACGGAGCGAAGTAATAATCGTCATCGTCCATTGGGGGTGGGTATTCAGGGTTTAGCGGATTTATTTGCGTTGATGGGAATAGCGTGGGAGGATAAGGAGGCAAAAGAGTGGAATGCTTTATTGATGGAGACAATTAGTTATGGATGTTGGCGAGCATCGTGTGAGATTGCGAGAGAGAGAGAAGAGATGGTGAAGACAAGTAATTGGATTGATTGGGCGGTAGAGCATCAAAACCATTATGGGAAATTAAGTAATGATGATGATTTAAGTCATTGGGTGTATAGGGGAGAACATCGTTGGACTTTACGAGAAATACGAAGTTATTTGAGTCAATCAACACAGCATCCGGGTGCTTATTCAACTTTTGAGGGTTCTCCATTATCGAGGGGAATATTTCAACACGATATGTGGGGAGTGAAGGGAAGTGGGCGGTGGGATTGGAGTGAATTGCGTAAGGAGGTTCAGCGTTATGGTGTTCGAAATTCATTATGCACGGCATTAATGCCAACGGCATCGACAGCGCAAATCATGGGAAATCAGGAATGTTTTGAGCCATTTTCAAATTTATTATATGTGAGAAGGACAATTGCGGGAGATTATATTATATTAAATAAATATTTGGTGAGAGCATTATTACGGAGAGGATTATGGAATCGGGAGTTAAAGGATTGGATGGTAGCGAGCAATGGTTCAATCCAGGAGATACGAGAGATACCGGAGGATTTGCGACGAGTATATAAGACGGTCTATGAGGTGAAACAGAAGACGATAATTGAGTGTGCGGCGGCGAGAGCACCATTTGTGGATCAGACGCAGTCAATGAATTTATTTTTTATTGATCCAACGCCGAATGTGGTAAGTGCGGCGATGATGTATGGTTGGAAGTTGGGTTTAAAGACATTATTATATTATTTGCGTTCTCAGCCGAGCGTTCAGGCACAACAGGTGACAGTGGATCCGAGTAAAGTGAAAAAAAAGAGTTCTTTCCAGGAGCGTTTGAAAGAACTGGGTCAAGTGAGTAATAATGGTAGTGATTGTGAATTTTGTTCTTCTTAATCCCTTTTCATAAGAGAGACCATATCTGTGATACGGTCAATCGGGTCAATCAATTCATTTGGAATAGTTTGTTGAAGAAAGTCGCTAAGATTCGAAGAGAAATCAAGAAGATTTTCAATATAATCCTGAATGATAGGTCGAATAATAGCAATTAGATTATTTGTGTTATAATTTTTTGGGTGTGATTTTTTTTGAACTGCGCCATCATTTCTTTTTTGAACTTGAATGGGAAAAAGAAACCAAACCCGATACTTACGCCAGGTTGATTTGGCGAAAAGACCTGCATCATACGTCTTTTGGAATTTCCTTGTGATATGATTGATTTCTGGATAATAATCGACATCTTCTTTCCAGTCAATTTCTCTTTGATAGAGTTCAAGTTGTGCCATCGAAGTGAGAAACCAATCTGAGAATTTGGACCATTCATCACGTGATGGATTGGAAAACAAAATTGGAACTTGCTGATTCCAAATGGATTGCCAATGAAGACAACTTTTACGAAGTTCGACTAATTTTTGTTGTTCGATATGACTATTCTTTTTTTCAATCACCATTTGATGTGTAAATGTTTTTTCAATAATATCAAGATGAGGAATACCTTTTTCTTCCATTTTTAATTTAATTGTTTATACTTATTAAGTGAATCATTTTTTTTTATGGCGACAAAAGAA